GACCATCTTAGGCGCGACCACCGGCAAGAAGTCCGGCACGTATTTAATAACAAAACTCATTACATCACCTCACAAATAAAACGATACCAAGTAACGCCTTGAAAGGATTTTTTATTTTTATCCTGCAATGTTCCGTGTTCGATATGTTCGATTGCAAACGGTATTTTTTGGGCTTTAAGCAACTCTTCAAGCTCCCCGAAAATCGGGTCAAATTCCTTTTGAGTATACAAATCAATAGCCACAATCCATTTGCCGTAATACGGGACATTATCAAAAAACTCATATTCCCTGCCAATCTCAGTATAGACAATACGGGGGAAACCCTCGTTTATCGTTTCAACGTGAAACACATTGTCAAACTTTTCGTTCAGCAATTCGTATAGTTCTGTTAACTTTTCCATAAAAAACCTTTCTTTTGTTATGGCTACTCCACAATTTCATATTTCTTGACAGCCTCTTCCAGTGTAATATCAGTGATAAGTACCCCTTTGTCTTCTCCGTGGAAATATCGCCCGACGTCATATTGCACATCGTCGATAATAACGGCATATCTACCGCCCCGGATATTCCTGTCTTGATGAATACGTATGCGACGCGATACTTGTGTTTCCGCTTGCTTAGCGGCATAATACTCATTGACAGAAAAATTAATCTCACCGTACCACACACGCCGGTAAAAAGTTAAAACCTCTATAGGAGCGCCACCCGCGCTTTTAATAACGCTTTTCATGTATATATTAAGTTTCCCGTGATCAAACATATGCATCAACCGCCATTCTAAGCGAATTTTTAAGAGCGTCATAAGTCCGCTGAAACCTATACCCGTCGGCGTTAAACCCCCAATTAGCCTTGCAATATCGAATGATCGCCTGCGCGACAAGCGGGTCGGTTTCGTCTATTTTATTAATACCCGCTGTTTTAAGGTCGAGTTTACAAGCCTCGATAAGCGCAATAAGTTCTTCGTCCGCCTCATCGTGGGTAATCCGTAGCGACATTTTAACTTTTTCAAGCATAAACTTATCCATCCTTTAACTTTTCAATGAGTCCTATTAACTCGTTTTTAGTCATAGTCTCATCAACAGAAACGCCCACATCGGCGGCAATCGCAAACAATTCCGCTTTAGTCAGGCTATTAAGCCGTTTGTTTTTAATATCTGTGGGATCGCGATTCATGGGAGTCAATATTTTCAAATATTCCTTGGCAATTTCAGCTTGAAACGACGTAAGAATTACTCTGCTCCCCGGCTCCACAGTCATATGTACGGTTTTAACAACATCACATTCAATCATACAGAACACCCCCCTATCCAATTGCAAACCGTAGCCCGTCAGATGTTACAAACCTCTCGCTGTCCGCCGTGATAAAATTAGTAGGCGGAATTATGCTAAAGGGCCCTTTGTCAACTTCACGAAACATCCAAGCCGTGTTATATTGCCGCCGACGTAAATTTCGCTCAGATAATCAATGAGATTTTTCTTCATTTGCGTATACGGATCTCGGGTAATTTTAGGCGACATTCCGTCGGGGAAATTAAGGAGCATAGCTCTAAAATCACCGGCTACCATATATGCCTGTCCCGGTGCGGCGGCTTCATACGCCGGAAGTTTATCCGTCGTCAGAACATTATATCCGCCCATTGAATATACAGGTTGCCCGATATTCTGTGTCATAATCTGGAATATAGGATGCCCGTCTGCGCCAGTAAGCCCCATGTAACTATTAAAAAAAGTACTCGGATGCATCAAAAACGTTACATTAGAAGCAGTATCGGAAAGCATCGCCCGTGCAACATTCGCGGTGTTAAAATTCAACACATGTACCGCTAATGTAGCAACAAATCTATCGTTAGTATTTGTTAAAATGCCGTGGATACCATCATTAGACCCTTGTCCTCCAAAAAGAATATGCCTATCAACAACACGCTTAACCGCATCGGGTAGTTCGCGCATTAACCACTCCCAAAACACTTCAAGGCTGTCCGTTTCAAATTTTTTCGTGGTGGTTAAGGTTTCCGCTATAAATTGTGCTTCCATATCAACGCTTGAAAAAGCTATTTCTTTTTGAGTTTTTTCAAGCCCACCCAGCTCATTGTGCTGTTCCGGATCGGTCTTACTGTCAACAACCGGGTATTCAGTAATGCCCTTAACACTGACATTATCGCACAGCGACATAATCATACCGCCGCTCATTAATTCGTCTTCAATCCGCGCAACAAGGGTTTTCGGAACAAAAATTCCCGCGTTCGGTCTGTCTTGGCTGTTTATAAGATTACGCACCTCTAAATCGTCCCCACTACGGATATAATGCGCATACGCGAGTTCGTATTGTCTTGTTTCAACAATATCAGCTCGCTTATCCCGTTCATCGCGGATTTCAACGCGTTCTTTGATGCGATTAGTGCAGACATTATTTAAAAGCCCAATCTGCCTTTCCTCTTCGGCTTTTAGCTCATCATACGCGGTGATAGCATCGTCATATGCGCGTTGCAGTTCGTTTCGACTTTCTACTTTAGCTTGAAGCGTTTCAATAATAACGCCGCGTTTTTCAACATCGATGTTCTCATCTCTTGCTTCACTCTCCATTGTTTCAATTTCGCCGTTAATCGATTCTATTTTGAGTTTAAACTCAGAACTTCGGTTTTCGGCTTCTTTCCAATGTTTAAATTTCATAATAATTCCTCCTTTACAAATAAAAAACGCGCTCCATAAAGCGCGTATGTAGATTAACTCATAATTTCATTGATCCTTTGGATCTGCCGTTCGTAAATCAATTGCTCTTTAGCCTTTCGTTCTAAAGTTAAACTTCGCGCCATAATCGACGTGTCATCATACGCGGGGAAAGTAACAGCCGAAACGTCAAACAGGCGTTTAAATTTCTTTATTTCTCGCTCGTCTGTTTGGGTGGAATTGTCTTCCGCAAAAATCCATTCCGATTTTTCAACAATAGCCGCAAAACTCATCTTCGTAACGATCCCGTTTTGGATAAGTTTATAGACATCGCGCCCAACAGAAGTATCAACTATATTGGCTGTGATTTTCAATCCGATATTGTCGATTTCAAGTTTAAGGCTATCGTTGTTCGTTCGCGCCATAACGTTATCATACGAATGGTTGAAATTAAAAATAACATTATCCATGTCAGCGTCGTCCAATGCTGTACGCGCTATTTTTTCCTTCCAGCCCCATTTTTTATCCCCAATAAATGTTTCTTTGTTGAATTTCAACGCGTAACCCACGACAGACATAATCTCATCGTCGCTATCGACAGACCGTAGCTCTGTGTCAAAAAATCTAATTATTTTGTTTTCCATTTAATCACCTCCTTCATTTTCGTTCATTCTTTCTTTTTCCGTATCCTGCCCGGGCTTTGAAAAATTCTTATTATCCATCAAAACGTCGCCGCCCTCGATAGCAGGTAGTTTCCACGCCAAACGCCGGACTTCGTTTTGTGTAAGATACATGCCAGATAAATACGTCCCCGAAAAAATATCCTTCGTAGAAATATATTCAAAGGGGTTTTTGAAATATTCAATCCTCTGCCCCTGTGTCCGCGCTGTCTGTGTCAGTATTTTGTAATTCAATTCTTCGATAAGTTTTTCCACAATAGGCATAATAGTTTTATAAAAGAAAACTTCCATCTGAGCCTGTGTCGCCGTCCCATCGATAACCGCTTGATTTATACCTTTAAAATTATAAAGGTACTTCATGATATTATTTATTTCGTCGGTAGTCATGGTCTTAACGTTCCGTGTAACAGGATGCCATTTCTCGCCGCTGTCCAGTACTAAAATACCGCCCTTGGATTTTTTAATACGTTCTACAATTTCTTCCTGTTTGGTAATTTTATTTTCACCCGTAGCAAACGTACTAACAAAACTGCCTTCGCTAAGTCCGCCGCCAACCTCGATAATCCCCCTGATAGTTCCCGCGTCTTTAAGTTCGTTCAGCATGACGTTTAAGTTCTCATCAAATATATTGATAAAATTAGTCAAATCATATCTATCGTTTTTGTCTCCATAAAAAATATCATTAGGATTGAGCCGTAGATGGATCATATCGTTATAATCGTACAAAACTATTCTACCGCTCTTTATTTCCTTCAATTTTAAAAATATATGTTCCCCTATTTGATACCCTTGTCCAAACAAATAATCTTCGCAATTAATAGGCTCTAATGCCGTAACGACATTACGACCAATATCCGGTTCGCGTACAATTCTAATAAGCGCGTTACGGTACATATGCATCTGATAGGCAATTGTATAAAGCAATTCACTTTTAGTCTGCAACATATTAGGACGTAACGCCAAAACATGATAATTAGGATTATCAGTCAGACGTGTGTAAATTTTTTTGTCAACCTTCCCGTCATCCGCGTTCGTGTCAATTTTAACAATTTCCTCCCGCGATAAAATCAAATCAATTTTAGAAAATTCCGTAGCAATAGTGTCATAAATGCCTTCAAGAATCGGAGTTCTGTTAGAAATTCTCGAAAATGCATTTACCCATATATCAAAATCAACAGGCAACCCGGTATTTCGACCAACGCCTGTAATCCCGCGCTTAGCTAGCTTAATATCATAATCGGTAAAAGGAATCTTCATATTAATTTCTCCAACAAAAAACCGCCTCGCGGCGGTTTTAATTACCTATTTTCAAATTTACGAAACATTATGTTCATCCGGCAAAACTTCATTCCCGTACAATCTAATACTCGCCGCCGCTTGGCGAAGGTCGTGTTTTATATAAATCCTCTTACCTGCCGGTCGCAGAATCTCAAGGGCTTTTTCAAGAAAATCTGTCCAATCAATTTCCTTATCAAGCCCTCTGTAATTATTTATTTTACCTATTTTATAAATATCAACGAAATCAAGGCTACGTTTTATCAGATTAAGACTTTGTTCCGGCACTATAACCGGCTCAAAACTCGCAAACGTGCGAATTCCGTTTTTGTTAAGCTCCATTAACGCAGCTAATCTTTCGTCCGGCAATGCCGCGCCGCTTTCCCATTCTTTACTGTCGGCATTGTTATCAAATGTTAGGGTAGCGCCTACTTGGATATGCTCTTCAAATTTTTTATAAACATCAATATCTTTTAAACAGCGCCCACCGCCTTTAGTTAGTAAAGCAACAGGAATTTTGTTTTCAAGCATTACTTCAAGCGCCTGACGGGTAGTTGCGTTGTTGTCGAATGTTTCGCCGTATGGATCTCCAATAAATGATAACAAAACCTGTTTTGCAGGGCGAGACATTGAAAGTTCTTTTTTTAGATTCTCAATAACGCCTTTTCTCGGCTCGGGTATGCCAAAATAAACTTCTCGCGCCTTTTGTATACAAGAAGGCGCGTAGCAATATTTACACATATGCGAGCAACCCAAGTAAAGATTAAGCGCTAACGGGGAATATTCCCTCGCCTTGCCCTTTGGTTCATAAATAACTGACATTATAACCATCCTTTCTTTTTCAGAATTAGGGCTATTCGCCCGCTTGTTAATTTTTTTTAATTCTACCATTCTTTACCTTATTTTCCAATGATAAAATATCCATTTCCACTCCGTAATATCTGGAAAGCTCAAAAGTCTGCCAAAGCTTATTATTTCCGGCAAATAAATCCAAAACTTTAAGACAATTAAGATGGCCGGTTGCCTGTTGTCTTAAACTTCTCTTTTTGTTTATTTCAGTATTGTCATTTTTAATGGATTTAATTTTGATATAGGTACAAGTTTTATTATCATACGACACTTCCTTTCTGTAGCTCCTGTCTTTTTTTATAATTAATATTCAAATCGTCATCAACGATAACTTTTCTCTCTATACATCTAACCGCACCGCTAAACCTCTTATGCGCTTTGTCATGACAAACATGGCACAACGTTTTAAGCAGCTCCGGATTAAGACTAATCGCCGGATCATTAACATTCTGCGGTGTCAAATTTATTTCATGATGCACCGTCATTTCCCCGAATATTATCTCACCGCAAGATTGGCATATCCCCTTATCACGGTCAATAACCCATGCTCGCGTCATTCGCCACGCTCGACTTGCATAAAACTTATCAATCAGTTTTTTTTGGGGGTTGGTTTCCCGCATAATTAGCCTTTGCGTAACTTTACACTCTACGCTTCCACCATTCCGTTATAATCTCTTTATTCCACGCACCCGTATACCTATTATTAACAAACACATTATAAGCGCTTCGCGCCGCCAAATGCGATATAACCCCGTCTTTCCTGTCCCTCGTAGTATTAACCAGTACCGCGCTACCGTCTGTCCGCTCTTTTATCTGCGCGTTAGCAAAATGTAATTCTGTCAATTTATTATTACAATAAACCAAACCACGCGCTCGGACGTCCTTTGTAGATTCCATTATGGGATAGCTTAAATCACGCCGTTCCATACGGAACTTAACAACAAGCGGCATCTCATCTACACCTTTAATTTTAGCATTCACCGTGCTTTCAATTTCGTTGGCTTTATTTGGGTCAAGTCCGAATTTACAAACGCGAAATCCATAAATGCTTTGCAAATACGTTATATAGTATATTATAAATTTTTGTGTAATTCCTGTACAATCGCAAAAATTATCGTCATTACACAGTCTCTTTAGCTCGTTTATCAGTTCCTCGTTAACAATAATTACAAACCCCTTTTCCGCATACATTTGATAGCCGTATTTCCCGTTTTTATCGTCATAAGGCACATTGTCGTATTTCGATTTTTCTTTAACCATATCAAGCCGTTCTATTACGATTTTTCCCTCAATTTTGCTTTGCCGCTCGCAATATTTAGGCAAGAAATAAAAATCCTTATAATACTCTTCATTTGTCAAAGGATTAACGGTTAACATTGTAAGAGCTGCTAAATCGTTCTCCGGATTGCGCGTATAAGCCATATCAAGCCCCAAAAACACCGGCGCAGATATAAAAATACTTTCGTCAAACGGCTTCGCCCTACATTCTTGTTCGCTAAAATAACAAGTAATTGGATTTTGTGGTATATTAAAATTCTTAGTCAAAATAACAGGACGCGCCGCCGGATTATCAATAATCTCCTTTATTTTGCTGTTAAGAAGCGTCGTACTTACAGCCGTTCCCATGCTTGGGTTTGATTTTATAAAAACCGACATATTATTGTTTCCATACGCCCGGAAAATTTCATCTTCACTATCCTGCTTAAAAATACAGCAAAAAAAACGCGAATTTTCAATCTCTCGATTCAATATTCGTTTAGCATATTCAATTCTGTTGTCTAAATACCCCCCGCGTACCGTACCCATCGTGGTTGTTTCAAAAATAAAACTATCGTCTCTTTTTACAGATTTCCTTAAATTTTCCGCATAAATACCCGTTTTCATTTCATGCGTCTCATCGATCATTATATTGGTAGGTATTATTCCCTCATAATTTTTCCCATCGCTCGACATAGCTAATAACGCGCTGTTGTTCCGCTCGATTTCAATCAAATTCATTGACGGTACCATCCGCGCCCAGCGTTTCAACGTTTTATTTTTTCTAATGATTTCATGCGTCGTATTAAAACAAAGCAGTGATTGCTTTTGCGCGTTAGACCCGATATACAATTTAGCCGCAGGATAATCTTTGCTAAATAATAAATATGTATTCAAAAAACCCATCGTTGTAGTTTTAGAGTTGCCGCTTGCGATAACCATTAAAATATCATTTACAACTCGTAAATATTTTTTTATTGTTCCTGTTTGATTCCCTGCAACGTCAAATTCCGGTTCTTCAAAATACCCCCAAAAACAGAATATCGAATATATTAACCATTTTTGCCACAACATTAACCGTACTTTTTCACCGGCCCGTTCTCCTTCCGGCAAAATACAAAATTGTTCGATCCACTCAACAACAACCGCGCCTTTATCAGCCAAAAAATCATATTTGTTTAACATATTTTTTTGCAAACTAACCATTTTTTTAATTTCATCACAAAATCTATCGGGATTATTTTTAACTAATGCGTGATATTCCAAAAAAGGATTCATACTCTCTATCTCTCTATGTTTCTTGCTGTTTTGCCATAAACGTCTTTGATCACACAAATGGATTTTCTCCTTCTTCGTGCATCAAATCCAAATCAGCCTCAAGGTCTGTTATAAGTTTACATAACGCAATATTTAATTTCTGCGTTTCTCGCAGTTGCACAATCGCTGGAATCACCGTTTCCGCCCCGTTATGCGATTGACATGTTATTTTTCCCGTATATTCAATATATGCTTTCATCTCCCGTGTACATGCTATTATCAAATTATCGTTAATATCATATTGAATTTTAGCTCTTTCAAGCCTCTCTTTCAATGTACTGACATCGATCGCGCTAATACCCTTTTTAACCATTTTCGGTTCAACTTGTTTCGCCCCTTCTTTCGCCTCTCCTATTTTATTATTTATATTTCTGATTTCGTCATCCGATTGCCCTTTTACCCCACTCTTTTTCTTATTTCCGCTATTACGTGCAGTTTCTCCCATAATCTGGGAATCAATCACCTTTTTTTTGTTTTTTTCGGAAGGAGCTTTGATTTCATTTTTTAACGCTTCCCATTCTTCAATAGAAAATTCAACGTACCCCTTTCGTTCTATTCCAAGCCTATCTATAGCACGATAAATTAACGGTCGTGAAACCTTCATTTCGCGGCTTAAATTAGAGATTGTCATCCGTCCCATAATGCAAGCCCTTCCGCATTGTAACGCTAAACTTGTAACGACTTTACCTATTACAACGAGTTGTAATGTCCGTCCTTATTTTCAGTTCCCCTTAAGTTTATACCAACCTTCGCTAAAAGCTGAAAGATGATAATTGGAAATAGGTGGGGGTAATTCACATTCAAATATAAATTTGTGAAACACATTATTAACGATAAGATAATAACACATATAAGTGTATCATTGTGTATCATATTTGCTGGCTTAGTTTTTTCAGAGCCGATTTATGCAGCCTATGTGTATGCGCCCATGCATAATTTATTATGACGCATATTTCTTCCCATGTTTTACCATTGATATAATATTCCCGTATAATTTGTCGTTCGTTTGAATCTTCCAATTTATCAACTAACGCCTCTATATTTTTTAATCGCGACACCAACGCGCCTTTTTTTTTCAACAACTGACGGTGCATTTTCAACGCTTGATCAGCATATACGGCTGTTGGGTCAGAAATTTGATTTGTTCGAATACCGGACGCGTCGATATACGGAGACGATCCCAGAGAATCGTAAAACTCAGTAGAGAGCGCTTCTAATTGCTTAACCTCTTTTTTTAATCCTGCGTATTGCTTGAGCTCGTATTTGATTTCTTGACATTTTGCGCAATATTTATGATGTTTATATTCAGTGTGAAAATCATTTTCGCATATTAAACAGTTTTTTGTCATACTGAAAAATCCCCTGATCAAATACATAAATTATGCAACGGCGTATATCTTTTGGTCAAAACAAATTCATCGCCGCACGCCAGCTCTACTTGCCGTTTGTGCGAGAACGGCTCCATCAGCCCGTCGTTGGTTATGTACCAGCCGGGATCGTTTTTTGGGTGTCTGTTTACTTCGTGCCATGTTTTGATAAATTTGTACGAGTCCCATGTATATAAGGGGTTATCATCTCTTAGCGGTGTACACGGTTGCGGGATAAACGGCGTCCATTTTATACGTAACATAATATTTTTTTTAATCGGTATTCCCGTAATGCGCCGCATGAGTTGTTCAAACTCCGTGTAATCATCCGGCTTTTCCCACGGGTAACCGATAATCATAAACATTTTGAAATTGCAATGCCCGCGCTCAATAAACAGCCTGAAATATTCTATAATCATATTGTCGCTGATTTTTTTATTGACACGGTATCGCGTGTCCTCGGTCAGCCCGTCGATTCCAACGCGGATAAGATGATTTTTCTTTATCGGCGGCGGATTACGAAGCACCGAATCTATGCGCATGGAAGAAAATGCCGCCGCGAAGCCGTTTTGCTCTAAGTATTCATACAGTTCTTTGTATGCCGGATGCGCCGCTGTCGCCCGCTCCGCCGTAGTCACCGTAGCCGTAACCGCAACCGTAGCCGTAACCGCAACCGTTGCCGTCGCTGTCGCCCGCTCCGCCGTTGCAACCGTAGCCTCCGCTGTTGACGCCGCCGCCGCCGTTGTTGACGCCGCCGCCTCCGCTGTTGACGCCGCCGTCGTCGTCGTCGTATTTGACAAATTCTTGGTCGTCGTCGTCGTATTTGACAAATTCTTGCGTCCGTGCTACGCCGTCCATATTGGCACCTCCGCTATATTTTGCCGCGCCGCATCGGTTACATCTATAATCTCTATTACGTTAAAAACCATCACTTCGTCTACTTCTACAGGGAATTTACATTGATTCGGATGTTTTACCCCTTCTTTCGCTAATTGGGACAACGTAGCCGCGCCGCTCCAGTACCATATACGCCGAGCGCCTGACAACAAAACAGTGTCGCCATCTAGCTCTTTAACAGTTGCCGCCCATACGCCCGATCCGTTAGAACGTATGATGCAATACTTGCCTTCTTTTTTTGTTTTCATGATGTTGCTCCTTTCCCGCCGTTATGGCGAGTATATTATTCGTAATACAACTTAAAACTTTTTGAAGCAACAGGACTTAAATATTTGGGTTTCCTCTCGATTAGCCGCGTTCGCCTGTTTTTCCGTTGCCGCAAATAAAACGACAGCCATTTGCGATTAATGCAAACGCAATAGCCTAAAATTGTTCCAAGAATAAACCCTGCAATCATACAAAAAACGCTAAACATAAACAAAACTCCTTTCAACCTGTCAATAGGGCAGTATAACGATAAATAGCTACAACGCTTTGCTTTTTAGTATCTCTCGAACAAAATAAAGCGAATCAAGCGAGCTGTCGAATTGTTTTGACCCGGATAATTTAGCTTTGTTTTTAGCTGTAATTATTTCTATTTCTTCGGCGGATAACGTCTCATTCACGTTCGGCAAATAATACTTAGAGTCGCTGTTAATTTGCGACGCGGAGAATTTTTTCAAATCGCGTCCATGCGGACAGGAACAGCGAACGAAATATTGATAATCGCTGTGTAATTTTTTAACAAATCGCCAATAACTAACCCATCCGTCGTTGCGGCATATATAACAATAAGTTTGTGTATCAAATAAATTTTGCAACTCTGTTTGTTGCTTGGCTATCGCTTTTTCGCGCATTGCTTTTTTCTGCGCGTTGTGTAAATATTCGTACTTAGCAACTATATCCGACACAGACGGTGGATATTGTCGCTCTTTTGCCAATTCGTAGATGGATGCTAATAGCCCGGGAATTTTAAGCCCACCCAGCACTGCATACCAAGCGCTCACTTTATCGTTTGTGAACTCATCGGTAGGGCGCAAAGCCCAAAGATTAGAAATCGCGTTAGTAACTTGCTTAAATTCGGCGTTCAGAAAATCACCTCACCTGCTTTGTAATCATTCAAAGCGTTTATCAGCGCGTTGTTCATGGACGCTTCCCGTGGTAGTTCGTCTTCCCAACCCCTGGCGCGAAGCCAAGAAGCGGGATAGGGAATGTACCGGCCGTTTTCTTTTGTCCAGTCATCACAGGTCTTAGCTTTCGCTACCTGATTCGCGATTTGTTGCATTAGCTCTCTGCTCGGGGACAAGGTTTTCCATGCTTTTTCCGCGTCGCCTTTATTGCGTTTTTTGGGGTAGATAGCCCAAAATTCAGCAAATCCGTCAAGATTGGTTTTGGCAACTGATTTTTTTGCTTGCTTAGTTTCACTCACACCCGCCGTAGGCGGAGGGTGTGTGTTTGGTTTTGTTTTGTTCTGTACTGTACTGTACTGTACTGTAGCCCCGCACGGTGCGCATACGTTTTTTGTACGTGCGCGTATCGTATGCGTAGCGTGCGCATACGGTTTTGATTCCGGTGCGTCATGCGCATACGTTTCCGGCGTACCGTGTGCATACGTTTCCGATATGTCGTTATCCGTATGCGTACCGTGTGCGTATGTTTCCGATATGTCGTTATCTCTCGTATCTCTCGCACGCCGTGAGCGTGCGCAGTTCGCTTTTCGTTTTTCAATGAGCCGTCCCGCATAATCGTACCAGTCATGTATTTTTCGCCCGTTTTCGTCCTCATCTATAAATCCAATCGTTATCATAGCCTCGACAAGAATATCGGGGTCGCCCTCCCACATCATAGCATCTGCTATATCATTTGCGTCATATCGCGATAAATCGCCGTTTTGCGCATAATCCGTCGCCCACCACCATAAGCATTGTAAATGTCCTATAACAGCGGGGATAGAGATATTAAGGCTCCGTGCCAGTTTACGCGTTTTAGGATTGTTGCGTAATTCTTGATGGCTTTCGATCCATGCCATTTAGTTACCCTTTCTTCCATTTGGATGGTCAAATATTATTTGTTTTGTTTGCTCCAAAAAACGCTCTTCATATTTCATCCTCTGACTTATTTATGACTTTTTCTTCTTCAATCCGTATAAACAACCTCGGCTTTTCGCCGTAAAATTTGCTTGCCTCAACCCGTACAATCTGCGCGTCATCGCGATATGCCACTCCGTTTAACGCATCGGCGACAATTTTGATTATATTGTCAGTATCCGGTATTTTTATAGGCAATAATACACGGTTTGTCATGTCTGCCTTTTCTTTTTTGGTTGCAGATTTCGGCAACGGGAAAATGGCGACAATACTAAGAAATAACGGTATTTTATCATCAAACTGAAAAGTGCCGTGTGCCTGTTTGTACATAACGCGTATCAGTTCTTCGTATTGAGCGGTTTTTTCAGGCGTATAGGAACGCGTATGCCCTTTTTTATCTGTACAAATCCGCGCCCGCGCCTTGCCCTGCGGTTTGCCCGGCACGGTAAACGCTAAACGTAAACCCGTGCGATCGCGATCACAATTACGATAAGGACTTGAAACATTATTTTTCCGCTCCCACGCCTTATCCAATAATATCGATGCCTTATCCAATAATATCGATTCGGAAACACCAGGTTTCGTAACATGAGTACTCAATTGTCATCCTCCTCTTTTTCAATAACTATTTAAAGCCCCTTTCACCTGTTCCCAACCATACTGGCCGTAGGACAATTCAAAAAATTTATCAAGCGTTATCATGTCGTCCGCTTGCAATTTATGCCGCGTCATAAACTGCTCCCGCCCATACGCGCATGAGCCGGTGAGATAAAAATGCCAGATGCTGAATTGTGATACGGGATATTCTTTGTCTTTTTCAAACGTAGCCCTAAATTCTTTAACTTTACTTTCATAATCCATGCTTGCGATTATTTTCTTTTGCAAACTGTCTACAGCCGCTCGCACTGTTTCGCCGTGCGCGAATAATCCATTGTCTTTCGCAATGTAACAGCTTTGCAGCGTAAAATCATTTTCCCTAACTGTGTAGCCTTTTGCGACAGTTCCTTTGATTGTAGTAATTAAAGTAGGTATTTTGTCGATATAAAACACTTTTTTGTTTTGAATTTTTTGTAAACGATACCTGCCGTTGCCTTCACCGCCGTAGCTGTTGCAGACGCTGTTACCACCGCCGTTACCGCCGCCTGCACCATAACCGATACAGCCGATACCGTAGCCGTCGCCCGCTCCGCCGTTGCAACCGTAGCCGCCGCCGTTGACGCCGCTGTTGACGCCGTAGCCACCGTAGCCGTCGCCCGCTCCGCCGTTGCCGTCGCTGTCGCCCGCTCCGCCGTTGCAACCGTAGCCTCCGCTGTTGACGCCGCCGCCTCCGTTGTTGACGCCGCCGCCGTCGTCGTCGTCGTATTTGACAAATTCTTGGTCGTCGTCGTATTTGACAAATTCTTGTGTCCGTGCTACGCCGTCCATATTGGCACCTCCGCTATATTTTGCCGCGCCGCATCGGTTACATCTATAATCTCTATTACGTAAAAAACCATCACCTCATCTACTTCTACGGGAAATTTACATTGATCCGGATGTTTTACCCC